CAAACTAACGGCGCAGGCACAGGCACACTTCCCGCAGGACTCAGCCTTGCGACCACCTATTACGTTATTGCTTACACCGCCAGCACCGGAGTGCTGCAGGTGTCTGCAACCCTGGGTGGCGCGACAGTCACCATCACCGACGACGGTACAGCTGTTAGCCCTAACGCTTTCCAAGTTGCCTACGCCGAGTTTGCAGTAGTCGGACAGGTCCGTGACTGGAGCTTTGAAATCAACCGTGCTGAAATCGATGTAACCACCATCGGCCAAACCCCTGGTCAGTACGTTCCATTCCGCAGCTACATCTCCGGTTTCGGCGATGGTACGGGCAGCGCAACGGTCTACATGACCGACGAAGACGCTTCCCTTAGCAACCGCATGATCGAGGACGTGCTTCAGCGCAACCAAACTGGTGCTGCGTTCAAGCTTTACACCGACCAAGTGTTCAGCAGCGGTTCAGTAAACGAGGCCGCAAGCCGTTCCATTGAGTTTGAAGCAGTGCTGACTTCTGCCAGCATGAACGTCACCCCTGACGACGCACAGTCTGTAAGCGTAAGCTTCCGCCCATCCGGTACCCCAAGCTTCGACTTCAGCCAGACCTGATAAAGTGCTACTTAAGTAGATACATAGCCCCGGTATTACCGGGGTTTTTTATTGCGCTACGCTATAGTTACTTTATAGTCAAGTACAAATCATGCCCGCTGGATCTACTCGCGCCATTGACCGGTTGCGTAAAGCAGCAAATCTCCAGCCAAGCAAGCGCAAAGTTGAGCTATCTGACGGCACCACATTTGAGATGTGGATCAGCCCGCTAACCATGGCTGAACGCGAACGCGCCCAGAAGCAAGCCAAGTCTGACGACGCTGGAGCGTTCGCACTGCAGCTGCTAATTGGCAAAGCACAGGACGAAAGCGGCACCAAGCTTTTTTCTGCCGGTGAAATCGATATTTTAAAAAATGAAGTCAAAGACAGCGATCTGCAGTCTTTGATGCTGGCCATCCTTAGCGACGAAGACGAAGAGCCAATGGACCCAAAATCCTAGTCGCGGAACTTCGTAAAGACAACTGGCTCATGCTGCAGTTTGGCGTTGCCAAAGAGCTTGGCATGAGCTTGACCGAAGTCCGCACCGCGATGACACCGGAAGAATTAGTAGGTTGGAGCGCCTATTTCCAGATCCTTAACGAGGACCAAGAAAAACAAATGGAAAAAGCCCGCCGCCGAAGGTAACCCATTCTGCGCCTAGAATAGAAAGCGACGTACCAGCTGTGGATCGTGGCGTACAGAGCTGAAATTGAAATCGGTATAAAGGGCGCAGCGCGTTTAAAAGACCTACAGAACAGGTTACAAAACCTAGCAACGTTAATAGACAAAAATAATAAAAAGGCTTTATTTGACAGAGTTGCCGTACAAAGCGTAAACGAATACTCTGCCGCCTTATCTACAGCCAAAAGAAATTTAGACCAAGTACAAATTGAACTTAATGATGCTGGAAAAGCAACAGGTAATTATGCAAAAAATATCAGAGAGTTTGTAACAGCACTTGGTGCGTCTAATCAAGCACAGAAAATAACTAATAACCTTATTGACCAGGAAATAAGTGCTCGCACTCAAGCAACAGCGGCATTAAAAGCTTATAACGCCGCAGCGGCTGCCCCCACGCAACGGGGCCGTGCCACCACAATGTCAGGCGCCTATCTGCGCGGTGCCTATAGAGGTGAAACACAGTACACAGGTGGTATAGGGCCAGGTGCGGCTTCTAGCACAGCTTTATCTTCTTCGACAGCTTTATTTTCTCCTTTAGGGGCCAAAACAACGTTTGGGACAGACCAATCTTTAGTAGGTCAAAGCTCTGAAGTAGGGGGCCGTGTTGCAAGGCTTAAGGCCGTACAGGACGACGAATTAAAATTTCAACAGGCGCTGTTTGATTTAAATAAAAAAACCGCACAAGAAAAAAACAAGCAGGTAGACGCTCAGGAAGCCCTGGTTCGTGGCGCTAACGAAGTCAAAGCTTTAGTCGCAGAGGCACGCGGAGAGACGATTAGCTCCAGTATTGACAACAGAAGCCCCGCCCGCCGCCAAAAAGAAGACCGTACCAGACGCGCAGAAAACATTGCAAAGGAAGCTGCACTAAAAAGCAAAGCTAACCAAGAAGAATTTGCGGCACTAAAAAAATACCAAGACGAACTGTTCAACATTGAAAGAAGTTTTATTAGAAATTTACGCAATGAAAAAATAGACGCTGTTTTAAAAGCGGCAGAAATAGAAGGCAAAAAACAAGATGAGTTGCTTGAACGCATTAAGAGAAACAACAAAGAAGGTTTAGATGACTTCGACAGGCGTTTAAAAGCTTCAGCCGATAAACGCAAAGCAAGGAGCCAGGCTTTAACCCTTACAGGCCAGACCAGCCCGGTTGGTGGTGCGGAAAACATTTTAGGTAGTCCCGCAGCTAAAAAAGCCGAAGCTCAAGCTAAGAAAAGAAAAGACATGCAAAGTAACGCCATCATTGGCGGTGCATTTCCCTTATTATTTGGTCAAGGAATCGGAGCTTCCGCAGGTGGTGCTGCCGGTGGCGCTTTAGGCGGAGCTTTAGGAGGGCAATTTGGTTTCGGTCTTTCCCTTGTTGGTACGGCACTAGGTACTGCTTTTGATACTTTAGTAGCTAAGGCAGCGTCAATAGGTAATTTGATAGGAATAGCAGCATCTAACATGGATGCTCTACGTGATTCAGGTATTAGTGTTACCGCTGAGTTAGACGCCCAGGTACGCGCTTTAAACCGCTACAACGATGCTGAGGGCGCACAAAGAAGAATAAACGAAACGCTATTTACACAGACCGGTGATATAGATGGACAAGCAGTTAAACTAGCCGCTGGCTCGACTAACGAGTTACAGAAGGCTTGGCAAGGTGTTTCAGCGGCAGCGGCAGCTGCATTTAGCATTATTGCTGCACCGTTTATTCAAGCAGTAACAGCTCTTTTGCGCGGTGTTCAAGCTATTCTCTTTGCGTTTAATGCCATAGTAACAGCCGTCACCGCCATAGTTGGGTTGATACCGGGGGTAAGAAAACTTGGTGATTTTCTTTTTCAACAAAGTATTAAAGGTACAGCGGAATACGAAAAAAGGCAAAGTGCTTTAGTAAAAGAATCTGAAGCACTGTCTCGGACACTAAAAGAGCAGGAAAAATATAATAGTGCTTTAGAAAAATCTAATAAATTTAGGTCCAATGATTTAAAAGTAACGAAGCAACTTATTGATCTTGAGGCACAAAAAAGAGCGTCTGTTGAGGCTGTGCTGAACAAGCAAGAAGAACTAGGCGGTGGAAGAACCCAAGAAGAAACAGCACGCATCGAACAGCAAATTAGCCTAGTGAGATCTATAGAAATTGAAAAACAAAGAAAGACACGGCTACAAATTGAAAATAGTATTTTAACCGCGCAAGAAGCTAATGTAAAGAAAATTAACGACTTAAACGCAAGCACCGCCAAAACATACCGCGATATGCGTATTGGTTTTGAGCGTCAAGTTGAAGACGCTCAAATTAAGTCAATTAGAGCAGTACAAGATATTCAGCTAAGAGGTGCTAGAGCATTACTTAGCTTTAGAGAGCAAGAGCTTAAGCTTGTACAAAGCGGAAGAAGCGCACAGCTTGACAGATCTGCAGCTTTAGGGCAGCTGCAAACTGGCCTAGACCCCACTTCGGGCGACGGTCTCGCCGCTGAAGTTACACTAGCAGTAGAAAGATACAAAAACGGAATCAGGGAAGCCGATGAAAATAAAAAGCTAACAGAAGAAAAAATTCAGCTAGATACTTTTGAATCGCAATTAAAGCTGGAACGGTTTAAGCAAGACAGTGCGCGTAGTATTGCCAGACTGAACGAAGACAGCACACGTAAAATTGCTGACATAAATGACCGCTTGGCAAAACAGCGCGAGGAGTCTTTTAAAATTGGGTACGATTTTACTTTAAAACGTTTAATCGCAGAAAAGAAAAGTCAAGAAGGCGGTTTACTTTCACAGATAGCGGGGCAGGAAGCACTGATAAGCGGGCCTTTTGCTAATCTGTTTCCAGAGCTTCAAATACAAGCCAAAGCTGCTATAGCCCAAATAACTGCTGAAGTTACGGAATTAAGAAATGGCATAGGTTTTCTTCAGCAGCAGCTCCAGGGTATACCCGCTACCCCGCAGGTACAAGGACTTGGGGCGTTACCAAGTTTGACCGATACAAGCGGCCCTGCTTCAGAAGCCGAGTCCGAGCTTATAAAGGCAATAGAAGCAGGTAAGACTCGAATTGCTCAACTACGGGAACAAAACTTCCTAGAAGAAAATAGTGACAAACTTATTCAAGACATGTTAGACAAAGTAAACCCTATTTTAACAACTCAAGATAGCATAACCAATAGTTATAAGGAACAGTTAGCAAAAAAAGTAGCTATAAACGATTTAATACGCAGCGGTATAAACCCCGCTATAGCTGAAGAACTGGTCAACATAGACGCAGTTAGTAAGGCTCTTACAGGTACTGTAGACACGCTTTTAGTAGAGCTTACGGCACTAAATGAACTTGCAAATAATCCTAAAATTCAAGAATTAATAGATAGATTACTTAAGATAAAAGATGACCAACCGGGCGTTGTAGCCAAGCAAAAAGGACTTTTAGGAGCTACTGCAGCAGAAGATGCTGCAGCCAAAAAACGAAACGAAGACGCTGCTAAACTTGACGCTCTGTATAAAGGAATTGGAAACACTATCCAGACGGGAATAGTTGACGCAGTTGGGGTGGGAATTGAAGGATTAATAAACGGAACAAAAGATCTTGGCGAGTCTCTTCAGGAGATTGCGTCAGGAGTTCTTAAAGACATAGGCAAGCAGTTGCTTAGCTTTGGCGTAAAGCTGGGTTTGCAAGCTTTGTCAGGTGGCAGTCCCCTGTTTGCCGCTGAAGGTGCTTATGTCACCGGGCCAACCAGTGCTGTAGTCGGAGAAGGTGGCGAACCTGAGTACATCATCCCAGAATCCAAGATGCGTGAAAGCATGGGACGTTATTCCAGAGGTTCACGCGGATCTTCTGTCATCCCGGCAGAAGGCGGCGGTTCAGCTGGAGCGGAAGGCGGTGTTGCTGTTGCCGCTCCAATCGATGTGCGCTATACCGTGGAGCGGATCAACTCAGTGGATTACGTGACCGCAGACCAGTTCCAAACCGGAATGAAGCGAGCAGCATTAGAGGGCGCACAACGTGGTCAGCAATTAACATTGACCAGACTTCAACAGTCACCCGCAACCCGTAGGAGGATTGGAATGTGACGACACTTGCAGTTGGCAATTATTTAAAACTTGCGAATCCAGCCCAAACAGTGGTTTACAGGTTCCAGAATTTTCATATTGGCGAGTCTGCAACTTATGACAGCTTTAATTGGAGCTTTTTACCGTTTGGCTTCTCTGGCGTAAGTGTCAACAGGACAGGCGATAACACGTCTGCATCGCTTGTTTTTCCCAATAACGAACTCAGCAGGGCATGGGCTTTAGAGGCAGTTACTGACCGTTGGCTAGCAACTGCTCTTGTTATGAACCTTGACCCAGACGACCGAACGACTGGAACGTTGATGCACCAGTACGTCGGTCAAGTAGCAGGCGGCAGCTGGGACGATGCAACTTTGAACCTTGAGGTGAACACGATTTTGGACGCTGTAGGGTCTGACGTTCCACTGCGCCGCTTGACGCAAAACCTGATTGGCAACATTCCAGTTTCAAGTAATGTCCGATTGCGTTGATCTAATTGGGCTTCGCTACCGGTTAGGGGCTGACGGCAGCAACGGTGAGATTGACTGCATCCACCTTGTCTTCAAGGTTCTGGAGCGGTGCGGTATAGACGCACCACCATTTAATCCTGATTGGTACAGCTCAAGCAAGACAAAGGTCTGCCGTGATCTTTTGCGGTGGGGCTACCGAGTGGCACAGCCGACGTATGATGGGGATGTGCTCCTGTTGAAGGAAGACACTTGGATTTTCGCAGTCACATGGCAAACCGGGATTCTTTACATCAACAGACAGCTAGGCATCGTGACCTGGGCACCGGCATACAGCTTTATGAAATCCCACTGCTTCCGTACGAAAAACAGTTAATAGATGTTCTTGGCTGGAACGAAGAAGATTACAGGCGTTTTTCATACTTAGCAGCAAAAAGAGGTCAGGTTAGACCGGCTGCGTATGAGCACATTCCAGATATACAAAATGCTGAGGTAGTATGGGTGCCACTTGTTGTGAGCCTTGTTGTTGGCGCACTTTCTACTGCCGCTTCGGTAGTGCTAGCACCAAAACCAAAAGCTATAAGCGCAAACGAGGGTCCAGATAACAGAGTCAGTCGTCGGCGTCTTGGTGGCCGTTCTGGGCAAGAGCGTTTCAGCCCCACAACTGGCTTTGACACACAAGCCGATCTAGCGGACTATGCAAGTCCAATCCCTATTATTTTTGGCCAATACACTGGAGCGACTGGCGGAATTGTTGCTTCACCTAGTTTGGTGTGGTCACGTGCTTTTTCGCTTGGATCACAGCAATCGGTCAAGTTATTGTTCGTTCTTGGCGAACAAGGATTAGGCGAGGGAATTGCCAAGCCCGAACTAAACGGAATCTTCCTTGGCAATAGTGCATTAGACGCATCTTATGATCATGCGTTTGCTTTTTACTGGAAAAGGAACAGTAATAGCTTTTCGCGAATCAAAGCCGCAAACCTTGCTTACGGTTCTAGAGGAACGCTGGCCTCAGGAGACATAGAGGCTAATGACGATATTTTCCTGTGTCCAACAGACCAAGGCTTGGCAGATACTGGTTTTTCTGGAGCACATAGTCCATCATCTACCACTCAGTTTGGCGTTCATTCGGCAATTCCAAACGCCACAAACTATCGAGTGAACTGGCGTGTCATTTCAATTCCAAGACTTGAAGATCAACAGGACGACCCTGGAAATCGACTTTTAGCTGAAAGAATAAAGATTGCGGGTGATTACGGAATAGTTACTGGCTCAGACCAAGACGTTCAAATTAGGGCTCAAGGCCAGAAAGGCGTTGGTCGCAATTATGGCCGTCGGATGGGCCTTACTCATTTGAACGGTGTTCCAGTTTCTGACAGTGGCTCCACGCCAACAGAGGTGCGAATTGCTGCTGTTGGTGACATAGCAACTTTTACAATTGCGCCTGGTCAACTACCCGCAAATATTTACCACATTGGCACAAATGCAGTTAGCGTTGACGACATTAATTCCGCTATTACAGCATCACGCAGAAGCGCAGATGATGCTCTCCAGGTAGGTGAAACGATAGTAATTGGGCGCACTGTTTGGGTTGTTGAAGCAAGAGCTTTACCTATCTGGACAGAAGGCAGCCGTCAGGAGATACAGCTTCGTTGTGTTGAGATTTTTGGTACGGGGCTTGGCGCGTCAATTGGATTAGTCAGCGAACGGATGATTTTGCGAGGAATCTATAACGATGACAATGGGCTGACTAATACTAGAAACGCTTTAAATATGAATGCGGGCGCAGGTTTTTACCCGTTACTTAAGGCTAGTTTTGGAGTCGTAAGAAATACGCGAGCTTGTGGAGTTACTGAGATTGGTATTAGATCTCAAGTGTGGAATCGCGCCAATGGCCTTGCAAATTTTGCAACAATCCCATCACCAGCGGAATTGATTTCAGCTGAACGCGACAAGATCAGCTTTGAAGTTGGCACAATGTCGCTTTATCTTAAGCGCACATCTGTCTGGACAATATGGCTGCGTCCCGCTGGAACGGATGAGAATGGAACAGAGTACGAATGGGCTCCATTAGGAGAGCAGTTTTGTGTCACGGGAGAAACCCCACAAGACCAATATAATTACATTCGCTTTGGTCATCCAGAACAAAGACAGTATGAATATAAATTCGTTCCAAAAAGCGGAGCTGATGTTGCACGTCATAGCCCTGATGATGCTCAATTTATACGCTTAAACGCAAAAACAAATCAGACTGTAGGCGGCAGATACGAAACAGCTTATGGTCCTTTTGAGATTAGTGCCACAGGAGAGTATGTAACCGTTGGCGCTATTACATACAACCCAGAGATGGCGACGAATCCTATTGTTAGGAATGAGAGCACAGACTACACGGTGCCTTCTTCTATCGAAGTAGAGACTTATCTTCCTGATGAAGAGGACAGTAGTGTGCAGGCCGCAAGTGTTGGCTGGTACGACTGGCTTCCCACTGGCGGGACGCAAGGCAGGAGAGGCGCAACCCATTATGAACTATTCGGTCAAGCTAGTTACTATGGCAAGACTGGCACGGCGACGCGCACTGCAAATCTTGGAGATGGTCGTTCAATAACAATTCAATTTAATGGTGTTGTAAACGATACTTACCCAGCTGAACATCCTTATTTTCCTGGGTATAGGGCTTGGAGTTTTAGCAGTATTAACGTTGTAAGCAGCACAGGAGGATTTAATACCAATCAGGTCTTCAATGTCGGGATCCCTGTCTCGGCAGGCAATCCAAGAGCAGCTCCCTATGGATTAACAACTTGCGGTGTTCGGTTAATTGTTCTTTCTACAACTGCTGCCGTTCAACCAAAGGGTCGAGAATCAGCGTGGGAATTTGAACTGTTAGGTAATCAACAGCTTTACCCTCTTGGCCACACTCAAGTGGCAACATTTACGGCAGTAAGCAGTTCAGGAGCCTTGGCTACTATAAAGGCAACAGGCGTTGTCACGCCTAGACCAGCTAATAACTTGCAGTTTTTCCCAGGACAAACGCAAGCTTGGGACGTTAGTTATGCAGTTGAGCCTTTACTCAGCTACGGAACTTGGGTCAATGGAGCATTAATCGAAAACAACGCTGTAGTTAGCGCAAGTAATCCGTTTAGTACGCCAGGGTTAACCATTGGCGTATTGTTGAAAGTTTTATCTCTTACAACAGTGCAGGTTCCGCCTGGATTTACTGGCGAAAGGGTTTTTGAAGAGAACAGTCAAGTTAATGATATTAGCCTTTATGGCGATTCTCTAAACAAGTCAAACGATTCATCACCAGAACACGAAATTACATATGTAAATGAAAGTGTTGCAAACAATAACGTCCCAGGTTATGACAATTTAACGCTTTGCGGTTTAGCGTTAAAGTCTTCTCGTAGTTTTGCGAGTGTTGATCAGCTTCGCGTTTGGCTGGCTGATGGCATTTCAGTTAAAACGTTTCAAGCAGATGCGCCTTCACCAATAGGCCCAAGCAACAAATTCACTGATCTTGTCTACTACTTGCTGACCGATAAAACTGCTGGTGCGGGAGGTGTTGTATCTGCTGAGTTGATCAGGACAGAAGATTTTCCCGCTACTTCACAGTTCCTGACAGCAAACAAGCTGTTTTTTGATGGAGCGATTGACGCACCAACAAACCTTCGGCAATTCATTTCTGACACAGCGCCGTTTTTCCTTTGCAACTTTGTCATCAGTGACGGCAAATTTAGCTTGGTTCCTGCGCTACCTACAGATTTAAACGGCAACATTACTCAGCAGCCAATCGTCATTCAGCAGCTATTTACTTCCGGCAATATTATTGAAGATTCGTTCAGCCTTGAATACTTGAGTTCGGAAGAGCGCAAGGACTTTCAGGCTGTGGTGCGTTATCGCCAAGAGCAAAGGAATCAATTGCCAGAAGAGAGAACGCTTGTCGTTCGCTTTGCGGAGTCAGGAAGCGATCAGTATCCGATTGAGGCGTTCGACCTGACGCAGTTCTGCACAAGTCGTGACCACGCTTTCTTAGTGGCGAAGTTCTTCTTAAGTCTTCGCCGCCGGGTAACGCATACCGTCAAGTTCCGCACCAGTCCGTTTGGCATTTCGTTGGCTCCAGGCAATTTTATTCGTGTTGTCACAGAAGCCAGCCCGTACCAGTCAGCAAGGAATGGAACGATTAGCGCAGACGGCACAATCGTTTCAGCCACTGCAATCACTGATGGAACGTATTCAATCGTGTTCTTTAGGTCAGATGATGACGAGGTAACTCCTGCCACGATGACGGTTGCGGGTGGCAAAGCGGTTGAGCCTACGCTTTATGACTCGTTGTTTACGATTTCAGAGACATCCATTTCGTCTAATGTGTATATGGTTGAACAGCTGACACTGGCAGAGGATGGAATGGTTGACGTTGTGGCAACTGAGTTTCCGACAACTAGCACTTTCAACAGCCTGATGGCCCAAGATGTATTGACTGACAGCGCGTTTACCACTGAGGGCTAACAATGGCATTTCCTTCTCTTACCCCAACAAGTCGTCAGTTTGAAACGGGTGACTACCCGATCAAGGCGTTTAAGTCTCAATCCGGCGCTGAGGTTCGGATCCTATACGGCAGCCAACGAACCAACATGAAGTTGAGTCTTAGTTACTCAAACGTGAGCGATGCAAACACGGAACTGTTTATTGATCACTTTGACGAGACTAAGGGCACGTTTTCAGTCTTTGATTTGCCATCAGAAGCATTGGCCGGTTGGAGCGGCAACAGTGACGCTCTAGACGCTTCAGGCTCTAACGAATGGCGGTATGAAGCTGCTCCACAGGTTTCCAGTGTGCGACCTGGGGTTAGCACTGTTACAGTGGCCTTAGTGGGTGTCTTCTGATGGCAAAGGTTTACACCGGCAGAGATGGCGTAATGCAGCTGGCAGGTGTGACCCTTGCCAAGGTCTCAAGTTTTTCGCTGCAATCTGATTTAGAGACGTTAGAAACAACAACTTTAAGCGAGAACATTCGTAGCTATAGCCCTGGCATTCTTGGTTATTCAGGCAGTGCAAATTTGTTGTACTACAAAGACGACAGCAATGCTATTAACACTGCAAACTTGCTGAACAAGTTAATAAAAACAGGCACTGCCGGGATTAGCTCCAGCGATACTGTTGAGCTGACATTTCGTTGGGTTGATGGAGCGGATAACAACGATATTAAACTAACCGCATACATAACAAGCGCGACAATTGGTGCTAGCACTGGCGAAATTGTAAGCGTCAGTATTTCGTTTGTTGGTACGGGCGCACTGGCTACCGCAACGATCTCATGACTGTTTATCTTGGTACGTTTGGACAGGTAGAGCTAGAGCGTCAGTTTGGCGACAGCGAGCTGAACTCTGTTATTAATACCAGTGATGTAAACGCTTCAGCCAAAAGATTTAGTTTTGACTTTGAACACGGCCAGCTATTAACTGGTGATCAAATTGAAATTCTTAGCACTGACGGTAGCGCCCTTGATTTTATTTCTGGGTATTCAGCAAGCGGTGTCAAGAAGTTTATTTATGTTGACGATTTAGGCGGCATTCGTCTTTATGACACTTTTGCCCATGCTGTTAATGGTGGATCGGCAAATGCAGTTGCTCTTGCTGCGCCTGGTAATGACATCCCAATCAAGGTCTTTGTCCAAAACGCAGCCTTCCGTTTGTTGGCTCAATGCAATGGCTTTGAACTGAATACTGAAAGGGAGACCGTAGACACGACAACGCTTTCTGATGAGTTCAGGAGCCGAGTCAATAGCTTGATGTCTGGTTCTGGCCGGATGTCTGGTTTCTGGGAATACACAGGCGACACTGCGAACGAGTTGCCACATTACTTGCTTGAGCTTTCGTTACGCACCAAGGTGGGCAGTCAGTTCAAGGGGCGTTTTTACCTAAAAACGGACACCTATAACCCAAGCGGCGTACCCGATCGTTCTGACGATAAGATCTGGTACGAATTTACTGGTGTCTTAACGGCCTGTGCTGTGCAGTTCACGACATCGTCTGTGGTTGAGATAACGGCTGATTTCATTACGACTGGTCCTATTGAGATCAGGATGGAAGTTGAGCCAGTGAATGCTGTCTTACAGGAGGATGCAGATGACATACTCTTAGATCAGGATGCGGCAGCTAAACTGCTGTTAGAGACTGACCAGTAATCCAAGGGGAATTGACCGCCAATGGCTGACCTAAAAATCTCTCAGCTAGCAGCCTTGGCAGGTGCCAATCTTGCTACCGCTGATGAACTGGCAATTGTTGACAGCAGCGCCAGTGAAACCAAAAGAATCACAGTCACGGACTTGGTGGGAAATGCCACCACACTGATTGCTGACGCCACGATTCCTGGCGCAAAGATTCTTTTTGGTGCTGGTGGGATTGCTGGTGCGTCGATTGCAGATGCTGGCGTTAGCACCGCAAAGATTGCTG